CTTGAGTCTACCCATACATAAAATATTACCCGGCAATCAGCTCCATTTCGTTGCGGCGGTCATACCCGTCATGCCGCAGGTTAAAAGGTTAATCATCAAAGTTAAAATCTGGATCATCGTCATCGAAATTAAAATCATCACCCGAATCCTTGGTGGGTTCTGATTTGGTTTCGGGCGGCGGCGCGGCATCAGCGGCTTCCTGCTTTTCTGCAGGTGCAGCGGATGCATCGGGCTCGGGCTCGTCTTCAAAGCTGAAATCATCATCAGCGGCTTCATTTTTGGCATCAGATGCGGGGACATCGTTGGGCTTTTGCCCGGCTTTCTCATCGGCCTCTTTTTGCTGGCTGGCATTCTCCGGTCCATCGGAAAATTCGTCCAGGAGTTCATCCCCTTTATCATCGGCGGGAGGCGGTGCGGTGGTATTCCCGTCTTTGATTTTCATGATGCGATTAAACTTTTTGGCCATTTTCTCATACTTCGGAAACTTGTCATCGGCCAAGAATTCATCGAGATCGATCATCTGGTTAAAAATAACTTCCAGGCCTTTGTCATCTGCAACCGGGCCACATTTGTCGGTGACGAATTCTGAGTTGTCATAATTGTTGCGCTTTGATTTCTGCCGAAGTTTGAGTTTGAATGCGCAACCTTCCCAAGGGTCGAAAATCTGGACCGGCTCATCAATCTCGCTTTCGGGGAAGATTTTCTCTTCAATTTTCTCGTAAATCTTTATTCCGAATTTGAAAAGGAAGACTTTGCCGTTGTTGGCCGGTTTATTCAGGTCGTTGATGACGAGAATATTGGCGATAAATTGCTTTGTGCGGGAATACCGGCGAGCATAATTGTGGCTGTCATCGGTGTCCTCATCCCAATACGGTTGAATGTGTTCACATACCGGGCAGGGATTGGCAAAAGTTGATGGGCAGTTGTCAATGAACCATTTGCCCTTTTGCTTGAAACCGTGCTGGAAAAATGAAATCGTCGGCGGCTTCTCGATGTCGGGCTGCGGCAAGAGGCGGATAAGTGCGTTGGATGAACCGGCATCATCCTTTGTGGGTAACCAGAAACGTTCGTCCTTTTTGAATTTCGGATTCTGGTCCTTCATTTTTGAAACCGATTTTTCTAATTTGCCTCTGCCTTTTTTGAAACTTTTAAAATCCATGCAATAATCTCCTTCTTAATGGTTAGTGTGCCTTTCGGCCTAATTGCGCGGGACCAAAATAGTCCCTCTTCGAATGTATGCAACAATCATACCACATTACTTACCGTTCTGTCACATCGGAAAAATGGAAAATCCAGAAAAATTTGTGAAGAAATTATCCCACCATTTCGATGGCAGCACTTTCTTTTTGAGCACTGGTATTTTCCCTGGCGTCGTTCCTCCCATTCTGATAAATTCATATTCTTTATCCAGCTCAGGTAGTTCTCGCTCAGTAACCGTTTTCATGGAAAAGCTAATCGAAGGCTTGTCCGAGCCGGAGTCGTCGATATCCGATTGCTCCAGAAAGAAAAGAACTTTGTCGCCAATCCCATATGCCCCATAGATCGAGCAGCCCTTCAGGGAATCTATCATTTCCCCATCACAAGTTTTCACTATTGTTAATTGTTTTTCAAAGTGTTCTTTCATAATTACACAATCCTTTCTCATATCTCATTTTTAAATAATCCGCTTTAAGCCTCTCCTGCCTTAAAACAGTTTTAAATAATAATTCTATCCGCTTGGCCTTTCTATCGATATCATCATCGGAAAGTAATATATTTTTAATATCTTTCAGCATGGATTCTCCTTACTTGCAGGATTCTCCTTACTCGCTGAGCGATAGTGGCCGGGCATTTTTCAGCATAGAATTCGTGCCGGAAAGCCCTCATTTTATCCGTGATGGTTTTGATGGCGCATGAGCTGCATCCCTGCTCCTCTAATATTTCATCGATTTGACAGGCATACCCGTCCAGTATAACGTCACAATATGTTGCCCATATCACCTTAATGGTATCAATTCGATCTTTACTTGACATTATTTTTCGCTCCGACATTTTCATCTCCCGTATTTCATTATGTAATGGTGGTAATCTTGAATTTCCTTTTTCCATGCAATACCTTCAAAGTAATTATACACGATAGGAGAATATTTGTCAAAAATGAGGCGGTATTCTTTAGCTCTTTCGAGATCGACTATATTGGTCTCGTGGTTGACACAGATTTTTGCTCCGATATTAAATACCTCATGAAAGGCGATCATCGAATTGACACTTACTTTGCCGATATCATATAGACGATAAATAACCGGATATATCAAATAACCGTTGTCCCGGCCATAAAACATATCTTCTGGCTGGATACCTTTTTCATTGCAGTATAGGAGGGCAGTCAAATAATCTGATTTTACCGTGGCCAGGATATCGTTTAATTCCAGTTCGTTTCCTTTGTGCGTCTGGAAGTCATCGTTCATGATATCGCTTACATGGAATGAAGGATTTTTCATATAGTATGCGGCGAAACATCGAATATAATCCATCTTCCTTGCCGGTATGCGCTCCATAACTTTAAGGAACATCATCCCGTCGCGGTCTTTCCGGCCCTCGTTCCAGCTTTTAAGAAACCGTTCCTTTTTTGGGAGGCGCTGGTGCATGATATCAAATTTCTTAGTACCGAAATGGATACTTTTGACGGTCACATAAATCCAATATGCATGGAATCCTGTGAAATCATGAATTTTTTTCATTTTTCTATCCGGCTCTTCCTTTTATATGATTATATAATATGGTATAATAGCAGTTAATGCAGATTTCGTCACTTGGCATTAAACCAACTGGCTCAGAAATCGAATTAACTGGCCCGTGCCGTTCCACTTTTAAATTGATCGAGATGGTATGTTCGACCGAGATGGTGCTGGCTTCCCCGGCATGGATATCTATTTCTGTGCAACCATCGGTCTCATCTCCGCAGATATCACAATATGATTTTGTTATTTTAGGCATGTTTTTATAAATCCTTTGAAATTTTCATCGCGGCATAGCTCGATGATATGGTCATCATCTAAAGAAATGCAACTGACGGTTTGTGCGGCCAAAGGATAGCTGTCTTTTTCCCATACCCCTTCGGCGGCGGCGCGGACAGCGTCTTCTGCCAAAAATTCTGATTTGGATTTCCCTCCGTTGAAAGAATGAAATTCTTGTGGAAATCCATCGGCACATGTCTCGGCCCAATCAGTCATTTCTGATTTGGTATGGGCAAGGCAGTCCTCGAAAGTTTTAAATTTCTTGGTTTTGCCCTCGACATAAAAATGGAGATGTGCTAATTTTCTGGCGCACATATCACAATTTTTAAGTGCCTCCATTCTACCGATTTGTTCGATTTGTATTGGTGTCATATTATAATCCTTTGAAAATCTCTGTTAAATTTATGTCCTCGGCGTCGGGATTGATCATTTTCCTGGTTTTAAATTCGTGTTCCAGGAGATCCATCATAGTTGGGTTTTCCTTTATGACGTCGGCCACATCTTCATAATCTATCTCGTCCGATCCCTCGACCAGATCGCAGATTACTTCTATTAGCCCGTGGCCAGACTCCATTTTGGCAAATATCGCTTTAGATATGTTCATTTTATCCTTCCCGAATCATGGCCTCGGCTTCCCGGTACCCTCCGGAAGTCAGTGTTCCCCAAGCCAATCTGAGTTTACGGCAGAGCGTCCGGCGTATATCGCGCGGCATTTTCAGGGCGGTGGTAATCGCCTCCAGGTGGTTTCGCTCGGCAAAATATAGGCACTGCTTGGCAGCACGTTTATTCCTTTTATCGAGCCGGGCGGCGTTGGCGGTGCTCAAACCCTTTGTTGGGATGATGGCCCCGTTCTTTCGGTTAAAAAGGATGCGGACATTTTTGCCATGCCGGTTGATGACCTTTTCCTTGATATCGGCGATCTTCCGGTTACCAAGGCGAGCGCGTTTTGCTTGCGCGGCGATGTTGCTCTCTTTGATATACTGGCCATATGCCCAGGAAGGCCAGAAAGCTTTCATGCCCGATTCTGTGATAAGTTCTGTCCAATCTTCCAGGGCGACTTTGATGCCGCCGCCTCTTACTGCATTTCTGTATTTCGATGATTCCATTTTCAATTCTCCTTTTCTTTATTTATTTCGTTTTCCTGCAATGTGGTGATATTAGCACATTGCAGGAAAACCGTCAAAAGTATTTATTATCCCCAGTCGATTCCGTCGTCGTCAGGATTCTCTTCCGGCTCGTCGATTCCGTCGTCGTCAGGATTCTCTTCCGGCTCTGGCTCTGGCTCATCTTCCGGTGTGGTTTCATCGTTGTATCCGAATTCCACCCCTTCGGCTTCCCGGCGTGCACCATCGGCGGTCGATTTTTCATAGTCGGCAACTTCATCTTCGGAAATTGCTGCGTCGGTGTCGGCGGCGTCTTTCTGCTCTTCCAATTCTGAAATATCGTCGTCGTCGGCAATTGCATCCATTGCTTCCATTGTTTTGATGGCACGTTCATATGTTGCAATTTGTTTTTCGTAATCCCCCGGCGCCGCTTTTAGGACTTCGATTTCCTTTGTCAAGTCTTCGACAGATTTCTTGGAGGCGGCATTGGCGGCATTCTGTTCGGCAAGATAGTCGGCGTCTTCCGGCCCGACTGGTTCACGGTCAAGGTCGTCATCATCGATATCTTCTTCCTCATAGTCGTCTTCCGGTGATAATTCATCATCCGGCAGCAAATGTGCAGGGACAGGGACGACGACATCGAAAGCGACCTCATCGGCGCCTCCCTCGAATATCTCTTCAGGCTCAGGCTCAAGATCGGCTTTGCAGTTTGCATAGCGGAATTTGACTTCATACAGGAATTCATCCTTTTTGCCTGGGATCTGGATATTGAAATTCTTGTCGGATGCGAGGCAGACATTGGTAACCTGCACGGTGATCTGTTTGAAATATTCGAACTCTTTTTCCTCGTTTTTCTTTTTGCAGGTCGACACCTTTTCCAGAATACCGATCAATATAAAGCGGTCCATATCGATCATGATTTGTTCATCAATAAACCGGTCGATATCCGGCTCTTCCTCGACTGGTACCCAAAAGTTTGCTTTAAATCCGTTTGCTAATACTTCCATAATCAGGTCTCCTTGTTTAAGTGTGGTTTAAAATTGTATTATATATCGGGTTTACGGTATTGTCAAACTAAAATTCAAAATCCATCATAAAATCGGTGGCATCCTGATGTACCGGGTCCATCGGATTTTTATGGGGCATTTTCAAATCATCTGGCATCTTATTATACTCTTTCCTGTCGAGGGTTACTATATCCCCGGCATGAGCAAACCATTCCGAATGGTCGTTATAAATGGTCCCGTTTTTTTTGCAATCCCATATGAAATCCCCGTTAGTGCATGGGGTAAAATCCTTGATCCGAAGTTTCTTTTCTTCACCGAACTCGGGTTTAAAAATGGCGATGCAGGGTTTGAGTCCATTGTTTTCTTTTATGAGATTGTCGATTTGATTGGATTGAAATTTGGCAATTGCGGTGAGCAAAATCCCGCGATGTACATTGATTCTCCGGTAATTCATTTTGCATTTTGAGCGGCAGGATATAATTGGTCCCTTGCGAAAAACTGACCCATAGGATGGAATTTGTCCATTTATATTCTTATCAAATCGGTTTGCAATACTATGACGAGTCAAGCAATATGCCATATGGCGATGCCGGTAATCTGATTTTAACCTGGCCAGGTCTCGCTGCCAGGTGCTGAGGACTCGCGGTGGCCTATAACATATTATCACGGGAGCGAGGCATGGCAACTTTGATATCGATCCCGTCCGAATCTTCAATTTCAAATCGATTATTTGTGAGGCCAGATCTTTCAGATATTCTTTTTCTAATGTAAGTGGGTGTTTGCTCATGAATTCTCCTTACGGACATTATGTCCGGTTTATTGTCCGCATTTGTGTCCGGTTATTTTCTACCCTTGGCGCGTTCGACAATCAGCTCATATGAATCGGCCTCGTCCTTGTCGACCCGGCGTTCCTTTATGATGGGCAGGAAGAGGCTCATGGTAGCTTTGGTTTTTGATGAAATGATTTCGTTGTATTCTATCTCGAAAATGCCTCCGATATAATGGGAAGGCGGCATCTCCCTCATTTCGTCGTTCAGGCCAGACCCGGCGTTGCATTTGATAAAGCCATCCGAGCTTTCAAGTATCAGGGCGCCGATCCAATTGCTTGTATCAATTTCCTGGCTACCTCGCATAACCGTTTTCTTGGCAAAGGGAATGGTACCAACACAAAGCAGGTCAGCGGGATCTTTCTTTTTCATTTTTACGCAATCTTTGTTACCGGAGGATGAGTTTCTCCAGATACCGTCCAGGTTTTTCAGGATGCAACCTTCCTGGCCGTTATCCAGCATTTTGTTGAAAAATTCGTATGCCTCGTCCAGGTTGTTGACCGCTTTGGTAGCGATGATTTTTACCTTGCTGTTGACCGGCAGGGCGGCTTCTAAGGTCCGGAGGCGCTGCTCGTAAGGGAAAATGCATTTTTTGGCTTTCCAGTCGGCAAGCGGCATGATATCCCATACTTTCAAATGTACCCGGCTGGCTTCTTCCTTGCTGATGGTACCCTTGATGGCCTTCGAAATGATACCGTTGCCGGTTTTGCGATCCTCGAATCCGGTGCCGGTTTTATTCATTACCAGGCCTTCCCCGTGGATTACCATGTCGACGTCTCCCGGGATATTAAAGGCTGCAATTTCTTCCTCAAGGTATCCGTGGAATTCCATCGGTTTCATATTCCGGCTCAAAAAGGTTGTCCCGGTGGATTTGCGGATGACGTTGATGAAAAGTCCGTCCGCTTTTAGCTGTACCAGAGCGCGATATTTTATGATGGCCAGGTTTTTCTCGTTGAAGGCGGCGCAGCGGTCATACAGTTTTTCCGTGCAAAGCCCTTTCCATACCTTATTGATGGTTTTGGCCGACATCCCAACCGAGGCGTCTTTTAAAATGATGCGCTCGAGCATTTTGGCGTCGTTTTCTGTAAGTTGGCTTAAAAGGTCGGCGACAAAGTTTCGCGCGGCGTCTCCGGTGCGCTTACGGGATGCTATCACATTGACCAATTCATATGTGGCCTCAAAAAATGACATTGTGTGGGAATAGGTATCCGGCGTGTAAGCGGGGATTTTCTTGATCCAGAAAAGAATGGTCGGCTCGAGGGCGAGGTAGAAAAACTCTTTAATATCGTCGTTGGCGTTTGCCTTGAGATAGGCGAGTTTGTCGTTCTTGCCCGGCGTTGCTTCCAGGTGTTTTACTATCGAATAAACGGTTTCCATAATTATTTCTCCTTTTTAAGTGTTTATAATTCATTATAAGCCCTGGTAGGGCGTTTGTCAACTAAAATTTAGCTTTATTTTTCTCTTTCTGTATAAAATATGCAACTACCGGCCATAAAGATAAAATTATAAAATGGCCTATACCCGGAAATGGACAGGAATTATACCACTGATAGTACCTTTGATCTTTGGTATCCAATGATGATAATACCACTGCTCCCAATAAACTGTTAAAAAATATACCTAAAATTATATATAATATCAGCATAGATAATATCATCATTTAAGACTTTCGATTTTTGACCATTTTAATTCCAGAACTTCTACCTCGGTCTCATCGAATAATACCGGAGTCGAGCATCCGCTCATCAATACAATTGCCCATTTTTGCCCGGCTTGTCCTTCCAGACATATACTTCCGATATACTGGCCTAACCGAGGTGATGGTGATTTGCTGTTGATAACTTGGCAGGGAATAGATACATCCCTGAAATCAGAAAGAATAGACATCTTTCGTAAATTATTTAAGCTAAATAATTGTTGTAATTGTTGCGCCATTACTATAATCCCTTCAGTTGCAGATTTGGTTGATAGAAATCAATATTTTACGCATATCACTCGGCTTGTTTGGCTCAAATTCGAGAACAAGCTCATTGCCATTTATCGGCACGGTCCATTGGGTAATACCCCAGGCTTTTTTATACGGTATAATTTGACCGGGATCGCGGACGCCATCGATAATCCGTTTTACCTTGGCCTCTCTGAAACTCATACCCAATTTGTCGGCGACTGGTATACATTTTTCAGATTGTGCGCTGGCGCTGTTTAGATAGAACATAAAGCACATTATAAATGCGAAAACGATTAATAATTTTACCCAGTGACTCATAATTTTATAGTCCTTCCAGTGCAGAAAAATATTTCCAAAGGCGCCGATCAATTTTGGCCTTCCAGAAATGGTAAACCTTTTCAGGCTCGACGTCAAGCAAATAATTTAATGGCGTCCACATAACCGGCACGTCCTCGCGGATAAGAGATGAAATATCAGACAGCGTGACCGGTTTTAGAAGTTCCAAAACGGTGCTGTTGGTATACGATGAAAAGTTAATACCCGGCGCGGAATAATTATGGTACACGGCCCCGATTGTTGGTTTGTATGGATTGTCAAGGTGGTTTTGTAAATCTTTTTGGGCGTTCGCGTCCCATCCGGCTTTCAATTCCCGGTGTTTCGTAAATCCGGCTTCGGTCCAGGTTTGTCGGCCCAGGCCCATCGGACCCAGGTGGGATAATATTTGCTTGACCGAATGCTTTAATACCGGCCAGTGTTTGGTATCTTCACGGTCGGTCATCACGGTGCGCTGTGAGAGGCCGATGCCTGGTACTGGTTTTAAATAGGCATACCCATAAGGCGTTTCCGTAATAAGGCTATCGTCGTTGACTTCACGGTATACGTCCCCATAAATCGCGTTAGGAAACGGCTTGGTCGGTTGATAGAAAGCAGAAAAATATTTGATGTTTTCGGTGTTATCGGCGATTGAATCGCGTATCATATCAGCCAAAACTTTGAAACCATATCCATCGGACCCGGCGTGGTGCTGGCATAACCAAAGACCATCCCATAAATGTATGCGGGAGATATGCGCTTTTAATTCCTTGCCTTTGTATTCGGTATAAAACCGGAATACATCCCAAAGACCCTGGTTGTATAAAATATCCATCGTATTTTTAACCTGATCGATTACCGGCATCAGATGCTTCAACTTTTCCCCGTCCAGGAATCCGGTATTATAGAAAAGTTTTAATAATTTATTTATATTCATAATTTCCTTTCGGAATTTGATAACCATCAAGGGACATTTTAGTCTGGAGATGTTTTCCAATATAATCCCGGCGATCTTTCAGATCAGATTCCTTATATTCATCAATTATCATATTGGCGGCGAGCTTGGCGGCATCCCTTCCGTGAAGTGCTGCGATATCAAAAATGATTTTGTCCATTATTTCTCCCTAATTTACCCGAATAAATTCTTCATTTATAGCCTTTAAAATTTCGGCCAGTTCTTCCATCCAATCATAAACCGCCATTAGATCATGCCCGTTGCTACAGGCTAATTCCCAGGCTTTCTCGGCGGCGGCAGATGGTTCCACATCCAGTTCAAAAAAGCAAGCGTACTGGAATATAAGTTTTTCTAATGCGCGATGATATTCGTTTTTGGGATGACTTTTTAAATCAAAATACCCGTCCTCGATTAAATATTTAACCGAATTCGTATTCACGGCGGTTTCGATAACCGATTCTCGATGAATTGTAAGTTTATTCATTATTTAGTCTCCCGAAATTTATTATTGAGGATAATTTTGGCCAGATTGATAATATCGGTGCTATTGGTGGCGGCAAATTCGCTCCAGATCCGCTCGTCTTCCTCTGCCCATTCGTTGAGGCCCGGCTTGCAATTATCGCGACCCTCGACATAGGTTTTGCGGCGGCGCCCTGCGATGCCTTTGAATTGGTCAACTTTCATGCTAAAGCTGGCGGCGCTATGACCGGTCAGTTCAGCAATTTTTTTGATGCTAAAAAGTCCTACTTCGAGCTTTTTGCTTCTATACATTGCCAGGGCGATCAGCCGGTCTTCTTCAGAATATTTATTTCTCATTTTATAACTCCTCCCGGCCAGCCAAGGTCGCGGGGTGGACTCTGGCTGGCCGGTGTCTTTCTTAATGGTTATGGTCTACATATACGTCGTCAAGGATGGCCTCTGCCTTCAGGGTGAAATCGAATTCTACAGAATTGCATTCTACCCCAGGGTCATCGGAAAGGTCGGTGCAGCGGATGTACCCTTTTGTTGAAAGCTGGCCAATGTACCCGGCCATCTGGTGCGCGGTCAATCCGCAGTCTTCATATTCGTCGGTCCAGCCAAAATCGTGGCCGTTACAGGCGCTGGAGTTTACCAGGCTTTTTAGTACTTTTAGCTCGTTTTCGTTCAGGTCGCTCATATTCAAGTCTCCTTGTTGCCGTTGGTTTATTCTCTAATACTATAACTGTTATCGGCCTAAGTCAAGAAAACTTGAGCTTTATTTTAATTTATTTCGTCGTCGGCTGGATATTCTTCAGGTCAAACCGAATATCGAAATCCCCTTCCAGGCCATAAGCCGATTCCAGAGGTCTCCAGGATTTGCCGTCCTCTGATATCATAACCACTTTGCTGTTCATCCGTTTTATTATTCTAATAAATTTCCACATTTTTCAATTCTCCTTGTTATGAGTTTTTCTGCGCTTCCAGGGAATCGCAGTTTGAATGCATTACAAAATGCTGGCACCGATTATTATGTTGGGATTTATAAGCGTATTTGCAGCGGATATGATCTTTCCATTTAATCCCGGCTGTGCACATCGACATCATATCGGGCTTGCAATAGTTTTCCGTCCCTGTTCCTTTGTTATGATCTATAGGGGCGGCGGCACCCCATCCCCCTCCGAATTTTTTAGTCGGCTCGGGATCGGGCGTTTCCGTTGGTATTCCCGGTGGCGGTTTATGTTTAGGTTTTACTGAAATCATTTTATATTCCTTTGGGGATGCCCTTCGGCGGCATCCCCCGTCCGTTATTGTTATGCGGCAGTGGCTTCCTTGGTTACCTTGGCAAAGCATCTGGTAAGCATGGTGGCTTTTTTGCCTTTATACTCGTCATGCGCCTTTACGGTACCGTTCAAGATTACCTTGTCGCCTTCATATGCATTCCATTTGTTTCCGGTATAAAAGGTTTTGTATGCGTTTCCGTCGGCGCCTTTGAAAATGTAAAGTATTTTGACTCCGAAGTCTGAAAATAATTCTTTAGAAAATACTACCTCGGCCTCGATGCCTTTCAGTTTATCCCCGATGCTGCCTACAAATTCAGAGGTATCAGCGGCGGCTTCTTTTTTCTCGGCCAGGGCGCGTTGAGCGCTCGGTACCATGCTTACAACCAATCCCATATGTTTATTAGGTACATATCCGAGAACGGTCATTTTGTGGCAATTGGCCATGTAATCGTTGGTAAGGTCGGCGTCGGTAAGTTCAGAAAAGTATTTGATTGTGGCGTCGGCTACATCGGCGTCCCGGTCGATGATTTTTACTTTTTGATCAGCGTTGAGGTATTTTGCGTTGAACATTTGGTTTTCTACCTCGTCGGCGGTGTTCCAGCTTTCGCCTCGCTCGTATGCCTTGCCCTTGCTCATCCAGCCAAAGTCGCGGATGGTAGCGGAAGAGTAAATCAGGGTTTCTTTAAGGTCGGTAATATTGCATCCGCCGCCTTTCCCAAACCCTTCTTCTTCAGGAAGTTCGTTGATGATGCCTTCGAAAGTCCAGCTTGCCCATCTCAAAAATGCTACCGGATCGTGGCCGAAAAAGTCTTTTACGCAGGTGCTGCCTACTTCCTTATATTCCCCGGTATCAACGTTTTGCATCAGCATGCTGTGGTTCCGGCGTCGGTCGTGGCCGCAATGGTCGCAGTGAATTTCGGTTTTGTTCAGGAATTCGGTCGGTACCGTTTCTCCCGGCACGGTTGAGGTGGTTACTACCGATGAGGTGGCTACCGATTCTGGTGCGGCATAAATATCGAAGGTGCTTATCAGTTTCCATCCGTCTATAATAGGAATTTCGTAATCGATGGTGGCAGGTACTGATACCTGTACGTGTTTCCGGCCAAACTCATCGGTCCATTTTGTTACTATATCGTCCCCGAAGGTCAGCGTGATTTCAGGGCATCCGATTTTTATGGCTTTCCGGTTTAATTTGGCGATCTTGTCGGCGAGATCGGCTTTGTTATAAGCCTGAATGTCGAGTGTTTCTATCATGTTTATTTCTCCCTGTTTGCCGGTTTATTCTCTCATACTATAACTGTTATCGGCACGTGTCAAGGAAACTTTAGCTTTATTTTAATAAATTCGTAAAATATTTTTTCATCCAGGCTATTATCCCGGTTTTTTGTTTGGGCGGTAGGTTTGTTTGATATTCTATAACAGCAAAGGCGTCCATAAAATTTATTGGTGTGCCCTGCCTAACTAAATCACTTAACTCTTCCAGGCGTTGATCTGTTTTCATGTCTCTCCTTTAGAATAATGAAAAAATAAATGCACCCAGGCTACATAAAGAAATTATTACAACTGCGGATATACCGAAAAATGCCGATGGGCTAACATCCTCCTTGCGGACTCTCAACGGCGGTGGTGGCGGCGCCTTCAGATACCATCGCCCATTCCCCACATAAACATGGGTGTCTTCTTTTATGAACGATGCGAACAGAGTTTTCGGATACCATCGCTTATTTCCAACTTCAATATGAGTTTTTTTGATGTTTTCGAAGTTGATTTTCATGAAAATACCTCATCAATAACTCCCGCGACGATGGCCAATCCGATTAAAAATATGGTTGCGAGGAATCCAAATCCCATGTGAAAAATCAATAAAATGGTGATCATAAATTTTGCCATTATATAAATACCTCCTCATATTTAGTTGGTGCAATCCAGGCCTTCGGCCCTAATGTGGTCATGCAAGAGCGTACAAATGCCTCGTCCAGGGCGAGTTGGCGCCATCCAAAGCTGAATCCACCCGGCTGGATGTTCTCGAGATATCGGACGTGATATACGCCTTTTCCATCGATGGGAGTGCGTGTTTTCCCGAATGGATCATATCTGATAAGATCAAACTCGGTCGGATAATTTAGCGCCAAGGCGATGCCGGACATTAGGCGTCTATTTGAGGATGTGTGGTTCATTTTAATACCCCGAATTCCATTTGTCATCCCCGGTTAATATTTTGTCAGCCAAATACATATGGCTGGCGAGATCGGCTTTGGTGCGGCGCATCAGGTCGTTTACTTTCCAATTGGTTTTGTCGACCTGGGTGTTCAAAAGGGCGGATGCTATTTTTACGGCCATTTTAATTTTAGTCATATTCAAGTCTCCTTTGCGTTGGTTTATTCTTAATACTAAACCATACTTCGGCCTATGTCAAGGAAACTTGAGGTTTATTATGCTATGCAGTAAAAAAATCTTTGACGGCATCAGATGTAAGATCGGTCTCGGTTTTAGATTCGGATTTCAATACCCGTTCGGAATTACCATCAGAATCTATATTGTTGGCGATAACAGGTTCCGGCCCAAAAATTTGATCCCAATTTTCCTGATCTGGCGCTTTCAAATATTCAATCATAAAACGCATTATTTCTTCCGGTGTCCATAACCTGATATCTCTCATTTTAAATACCATTTTAGGACGTGCCGGATCATATGCAGGGTCTGGCACTTCGGGTACTTCCGGATCGATTATTTCCAATCTCATTCTACAAGATGGATTTTCCTCGGCCCCAGGATGGAAAGTGAGACTGAATATTACACCCAGTTTGGTTTCAAATTCATAGTGTCGCTTTTTATGGCCCCAGGCATTTCCTGGATTGTCTTTCTTGGTCTTCTTAATATGTTTCGGCTTTTTCATTTTCTTGCCAAACCGAATAACCTGAATAAATTCTTCTATTTTTCCAGGGCGAGCATTTTCTACATGATGTGACATTTGGGTACCGCCTTATTTGCGATTTTTTGTAAATATTACAAGGTACTATGGTGCGGGAGGATGGATTTGAACCACCGTTGTCGCAATGACGAGGGATTTACAATCCCTTCCCTTAAGCCAGACTCGGGCACCCCCGCAAAAAAATGTTGTTGGAGGGAGGGCGGAGATTCGGACTCCGTAACACATGGGCCACATCCATGCGGCGCACCATTTTGCCTTCCCCCCCGAAAAATTGCTCCGAGAGCAGGATTCGAACCTGCGACAACGAGGTTAACGGCCTCGAGCTCTTCCATCTGAGCTATCTCGGAATGAAATGGAGCGGGATGTTGGATTCGAACCAACGGCGTGCTGCTTGGAAGGCGGCACCTCTACCAGGCTGAGTTAATCCCGCAACAAGTTATTTGAAAATCGGAAATTCGACCTTGGATTTGACCGGTTTTGTGGCGACTACAACCTCAGTCGAAATCTCAAGGGATATATTTTGATTTAATTTATCCCATTTGATTATCAAAGGTTGATCTTTCATCATTTCGGCGTCACCGGTCATATGGCGCGTGGCCAATACTTCGAGATCTTTTTGTGAAAATGTCGATGTTGTCCGTTTAATCGTTTTCATGTTTTCCCTTTCATTATTTCAAATTAACAATTCCGTGATCGTCTTCCAAACGGCAGAATTCACATTTCTGCCAGAAAAAATGGGTGACGAGAATAAACTTTTTCCGGCGCACAAGGATATGATATTCCTGACTCGGTTTCGATTCACCGATTTCTACACCCTCGGCGACAGAAGAAATTTCCCGATATTCAAGATAGAGATCATGATCCATTTCTGCGTCTCGATATTCGGTATTTATGATTGATTTTGTAATCCTTTTTTTCGGCATAAGGCAGCACGAAAATTTGCTCTTCCAGTTCCGTTTGGTATATGCCGTCTTCTTCAATTTCAATCATGTCCCAATTCACCAACAATGAAGCAATGGCGTCCCGGCGACAAATATCCGTGTCGTTGATTTCCCGCTTGAATCCGTCCATAGCAAGCAATTCTTTAAAATGAATAATAAAATACTTGCCTTGCTTATGCAGGATATAAACGCTCGGCGTGATAACACACGTTTTCCGATTAGCGATTCCGACTCGTTCCAGAGTTTCTTTTATGACCAGGAAGTCAGAAAGCAATTTAACTTCAATGCCATATTTCTTGTCAGACATAATTTTCCCCTTTCAGATAATTAATTTTTCATTCACAGTTATTTACGACTTTTTCACTTTCTTAATTTTCGGCCTTTCATCCCTCCTTTTATAAAGCTCGAGAATAGTGTCGATCTGCTTTTTCGACATCATTCTGATATACTCGATGCAGCGACTCTCTGAGCATTGATAATATTCCTGAATATAATCAATGGTTTTCTGTGGTATTTCATCGCTGCGTTTATAATAATTGAAATAAGTGCCTTTTTCTAACTCGATATTTAAAAAAGCAAAGTGTTGCTCATCCGGTATATTATCGAGCTGGCTCATAAACATGGCCAGATGACAGCTTTTCGGCGACATCGATAGCACCCGGTTGACCATAAATTTTGGATATGAATCCCAAAACATCGCATGCTTTCTAAGATCGACCTTATCGCCAACAAAATTTGATGTGAATTCAAATAATCCTATTTTTCCCATGCCTTATTATACCTCCCGGCCCGGCTTTTGTCACATTTTAGTGAAGAGTTCCCGTTGGCTCGAAATCCTCGAGATTCTTGACGGCAGCATTGTCATTGTCCTTGGTGGCTTCACGTTTTTTAATTTCCTGAATGATATCAACAGCGGATGGCGCCATTGGCGGCACAGATCGCATAACCACAACCGGGCTCGGTCCAGGGATGACATAGACCAGTTCATACCCGTCCTTTTGCAACTCATTTATTTTGTCTTCGAGTTCGAGGCCGTCTAACAAATATTCAAATGTCCGGTATGCCTTCCTGGATTTAAATTCGGTGTCTGCTTTGAGATACACGTTATATAAATCGCAGGATGGGCATCCGCATCCCCCGGCCTTTTCTGGTTCGTGTTCAAGATATGACATTTTTTAAACCTCCAAGGGTGTATCATCGTAAGCGTCGAGGTCGGAAACTTCCACTCTGTCATTCCCATTTCTTTTTTTATGGGCGTCCAGATCGGCGGGATAATCGGCACGGTCCAGTTTCCCGGCGCCGATTTTCTTGTAACATTTGTTACAAATGTCAGTGCCCCAATCATCGATATCATTGCCGTCCCAATAACAGCGGTATTTTTTCCCGCATATAGGGCATTGATATGCGCGTTTCCACTGCCAGAAAGTGTGGCAATGAAAAAGTGAATGTTTGATTTTATTCCATGCGATCATAATTTTTCTCCTTAAAGTTTAACACATGGAAGCATTGGTGGGTTATGCTTCCATGCGGCGACACAATGGGTTTCGGTTTATCATCCGACCCAGGCGTCAAATTTATACTGCTTTTAAAGGCGGCATGTTCGGTCGCGGCCCCATCGGTTTCTTTTCGGTACCCAATCCCCGTCTCAGATTCGGCGGCACGGCATTGGCTGGCACGACTTCAATTCCTGATGCTTCATGATCTGCCTTTTTCTGTACAGCAAGCCAGAAATTGCCATATTCCCGAATCAGCGAAGGATTCCAGTCCAGGGAAGTTTGCGTGGTGACCAGTCTCCAATTGAGTCTGATCGGCAAGGTTTGATCAGAAAAGGGAAATGCCATTGACATTCCTATCTGCTTTGGTGCCTGACCGAGCTGAACCTGTACCGGACCACAAACTACATAGTCGTCTTCGTCGTTCACATCGATCAAATCGGCAAAAAGAATTTGCCCATTCGTCATATAAAAAACCCGAAGGTCCTTCACTTCCGTTTCTCTTACATCTTCCATACTTCAATCTCCTTTTATCTATCTCGCGTGAATTGACGAGGTTAAAGTTAGTGTAACGGATGGGAGGCGCTTTTCCATAATTTCAATCAATTTGCCGATGACGGCATATGAAACGACCGGATGGCCTATTGCTTTAAAGGAATGCTCTCCCTTAATCCGTTTATAAAGCTCGTTAGTAATCGTGATTTGAAAACTATGATCAGCGGTTTTAGTTTCTTTCATTTTTACTCCCGTCCAATAAGAATTGAGTCTATTTCTTCATTATACAATTTCTTTTTTAAATCGTCAAACTGCGCTTCGATTTCCGATATACCGTGACCGGTTTTTGATGTATATTCAGAAATGATATTGCCCTCGGCATCGATGCCATGTATTGTAAAAGATTTCATTTTGCTCCCCTTAAAAATCTTTTTTGAACTCGAAATTCATCATCTCGATTGCGAGCGCGGCCAGAGGAATTTGCGCATCAACCGCATGATCGCCTTCAGACTGATACTTTGCAATCAAGACGATGGCTTGGGTGACGAAATCTTCACGCATATACCGTTCGACATGGTTATAAAGTACCGAATAGAAATCGTTCTCGGCAATGGGCAGGTCAACGATATACTGTCGGATGCCCGGCCAATCCTTGTCCCGCAGGTATTGAAAAAACGATTCGGTATCAGTGATGACACATGCACTGACGGCATCGACTGTAATTTCTCCCCGCAGCGATAACATTTGCAGATGGTTGAGGATTTTACGCATATCAGGGAAAAGCATTTTGACTACCTCGGCCACTGCCGCCTTTTGAAATGGAACCTCTTCTTTTTGGCAAATCTGGCATGCGACCTTCCACATTTTCTTTTTCATTTCCCCGGTGTCTTCCTTTGAAAATATAAAGTCGACTTCCTGAAGACGGGAAATGATAGGCTCAATGATTTTGCCTTTGTGATTCGAGGTAAAAATGAATTTGCAATTGGACGACATTTTCTCGATGACACCCTTTAACGATTTCATCGCTGATGTGCTCAACTCATCGAATTCATCCCCGATGAATAATTTTTGCTTGCCTTCCATATTAACACTGGAAGCAAATCCCATCAGTTTGTTGCGGATATCATTGATCGAAGTCTCAAGCGACATATTCATATACATCGCAGAGAGATCCATATCGTCGGCCAGCACAAAGGCGGTCGTTGTTTTGCCGGTACCCGGTGGCCCCGAGAACAGCATATTTGGAAGTTTACCCGACGACTTGACTGATTGCATCTGCTTGAACAAAGAGTCTGGCAGTATAATTTGGTCAAGTGTTGTCGGTCGGAATTTCAGCTCCCAAATGAAATCGTCGTATTGTTTGGAAACAAGGCTCATCGTTTTCTCCTCTTTGCGTCGTCATGGTTGTATGGCAAACCGTAAAAATCAAAGATTTCGCTGCCGTTGCATCGCGAACAAATTGTCATTTCCC